AAAATATTGGTCAATAATAAAAGAAGCAGCTAAAGATTGGATAATTGACAGTTGGGAAAGTAAATATATGTTTGACAAAGGCAAAGTAATCTTTGTAGGTGTTGTACTGTTCTTTATTCTTTGGAAAATTGTTTACTCTATTTTTAACTAGAAACAAAAAAATAATAATCACTATATTTGTATAAAATTTAAAACTAATGGCTACAACAGGCGTATTTAACGGGACTAACTTAATATTGAAGATTGAGGATACTGCAGTAGGGCATACTACAAGCTGCTCACTATCTTTATCTAATGATTTACCAGAGGCTACTACAAAAGATAGCAGCGGTTTTCAAGAAGTGATTGCTGGAGTAATGAGCGGAGAGCTTTCTTTTGAAGGTTTAGTTGCTTATGACGATTCTGCAAATGCTATTGAAATGGCGGACTACCTTTTAAGTAGAACACAATTAACTTGTGTGTTTGGAACTTCAGTTTCTGGAGATGATATTTTTACAGCTGAGGGGTTCCTTTCAAGTGTAGAGATGAGTGCAGAGGCTGAATCACCAGTTACTTATAGTGGTTCAATTACCTTAACAGGTGCAATCACTAAATCGACTAACTCGTAATTAAGTTAGAGTATTATGGCAAACAAAAAAAGAGGGTATTATACCCTAACTATTGGCGGGCGTAAAAGAACAATGCATTTTAGCATGAATTTCTGGAGCGCCTTTACAGAAGAAATGCAGGTGCCACTTGACAGAATCGGAGAGATTTTTGACGGTGGCGTTTCGCTTACTGGTATTCGTGCGCTGGTTTATTCCGGGCTACTTGCATATGACCAAGAAGAGGGAAACGAAATAGATTATACTATTTATAAGGTAGGTTCTTGGCTTGACGATATGGATGGGGGCGAACTTGAGAAAATTGTAAACACAATGCTCGAAAGTAAAATACTAGGCACCGATTTAAATATGGGTATTGATAGAAACCCTAAATCTGAGGGAAAGCAACCGCCGACACCCTAAGCTGGGATAAATTACTTGATTACTATATTGGGCAAGTCGGCATAGACCCGGATAAATTTTGGCGCTACACTTGGTCGGAAAACCAAAGGTTAGGGGAATCCTATAATATAAAACAGAATTTTAGCTGGGAAAGGACACGTTATTTAGCTACAATGGTACATAATGTAAACTGTCAGAAAAAGCAGCATATGATAAAACCGGAAAAGCTTTTCCCATTACCGCAAGATGTTTTATCTAAAGTAATAAAACCAAGAAGCACAAAAGAAAGTTTTTTGAAGTTTAAAGAGGTCTGTAAGGCTGCAGGGGTTAAATTATAAAGCCCCTTTTTTTTTGTAATTTTGTGACATGGCAGATAATACTTTAAGAATAGCGATTAACGCCGATATAAGGGGTTTAAATCAAAATTTAAATAAAGCTCAAGGGCGTTTAAAGGCTTTTAGTGGGCGTTTAAAAAATATAGGGGGTCAACTACAAACTAGACTTGCGCTGCCCTTAGTCGCAGCGGGAGGGGCTTCTATTAAGATGGCGGCTGACTTTGATAAGTCAATGACCAAAATAAAAACCTTAGTAGGTGTTGCGGGCGCTGAAGTAGACCAAATGTCTATGGGCGTAAAAGCTATGGCTACCAATGCAGGTGTAAGTTCTGGCGAAGCCGCCGATGCACTATTTTATATTACCTCAGCTGGTTTGCGTGGTGCTGATGCAATGGCTGTACTTGAGCAATCTACTAAAGCGGCTGCTTTAGGTTTAGGAGATACTGCTACTGTCGCAGATTTAGCAACCTCAGCCCTTAACGCTTACGGTGTAGAAAACCTTAGCGCTACAGATGCTACCGATGTTTTAACTGGAGCTGTTAGAGAGGGTAAACTTGAGGCTAGTGAATTATCTAGCGTAATGGGTCAAGTGCTTCCGGTGGCTTCTAATATGGGCGTTGAGTTTCACGAGGTAGGTGCGGCATTCGCTGCAATGAGTAGAACAGGAACGCCAGCTGCACAGGCAGCAACTCAGTTAAATAGTATTTTGATGGCTATAATGAAGCCAACAAAACAGAGTGCAGCGGCTATGGCTGAGCTAGGTTTAAGTAGCCAAGGTTTAAGGGAGCAAATAAAAGACAAAGGTTTATTATCAGTATTTGAAACGTTAAAAACAAAAAGTTTAGATAACTCTGAAGCTTTCGAACGCGTTTTTGGTAATGTTAGAGCCTTAAAAGGTATCATGGACTTAACTGGCGCTAGTGCGGCTACTACAGCCGAGATATTCGACAGAATGTCTAATACTACAGGTATGACGTCTAAAGCGTTTGTTGAACTTCAAAAGAGTTCAGAGTTTAGGTTACGCAAAGGTTTAAAATCTTTACAAAATAGTTTTACAGATTTAGGCGCTGTTTTAATGGATTCTTTTATGCCATTAATACAAAATATTATGGGGTTTTTTCAAGGCCTTTTTAAAGCGTTTAGTAATCTTGACCCGGCTACTCAGCAAATAGTTATTGGGCTTGCTGCTTTTGCAGCTGTACTGCCTACAATAATCTCTTTAGGCGGAACCCTTTTAGGAATAATATCGGCTTTAGTTTCTCCTATAGGTTTGGTTGCCGCTGGCGTTGCCGCTGTGGCTTATATTATTTATAAAAACTGGAATGAAGTTTTACCTGTTATTGTAGGGCTTTATAATAGGTTTGTTGATTTGTATAACGGTTCTGAAAATTTAAGAATTGGAGCAGGTTTAATAAAGACTGCTTTTCAAGTTGCTTTTATAAAAATAAAGCAATCAATAGACCAAGTAATAAATGTTTTTAAAACAATGTGGAACCTTATAAAAGAGGTTTCCGAAAGGGGGGTTAATGGCGCATTTGGCGACATATTAGAAAAAGGGTTTAAAGATAGTGTTGATATAACCAAAAAAGCAGGTCAAGAAATAGGAGAGGTATTCTCTGAAAATATGGCTGCCGCTGTAGCTAATAGGCTTGAATATAAAACTACTGAACAGGTTAATACTGCTTTGAGCAATGTAGTAACTAAGGCTCAAGATTTAATACAATCTAATTTAAAGTCGTTTGGTATATCTCAACCAAAAGCAGTAAATCAGCAAACTACTGCAAGTAATCAAACAAGTACATCAAGTGCAGGTAAAAAATTAGCAGAAGAAACTAAAGTTATAGAGACTGAGGGCAGGAGAATGATTTCTATCACAGATGAAATGATGGAGGAAGTTGATAGTATTGTTAGCGGTGGCTTACAAGATGTTACTATAGGTATAGCAAACGCAATGAGTGCAGCAATTTCTTCGGGTGCTTCTTTTTCTGAAGGCTTAAAAATAGCTTTACTCGGTGGTGTTGCTAGTGTGGCTGAACAATTAGGTAAGTTAGCTATTGGTGTTGGTATAGCGGTAGAGGGTATTTCAAAAGCTCTTAAAAGTTTATCGGGCCCAGTAGCTATAGCTGCCGGAATAGCTTTGTTAGTTGTCGCTGGTGTTGCAAAAGGTGCAATGGCTAAAATGTCGGAAAAAGCTGGCGGAGGTACAGTGCCAAAGTTCGCAAACGGTGGTATCGTTTCTGGTCCTACTCTCGGATTGATGGGAGAATATAGCGGGGCAAGAAGTAACCCGGAGGTAATAGCCCCCCTAGATAAATTAAAAGGAATGATAGGCCAACAAGGCCAAACCGTACACGTCGGCGGAGAGTTTAGGTTACAAGGTCAAGATTTAGTCGTAGCTTTACAAAGAGCAGAAAAAAATAGAAGTAGATTATTATAATGGCATACGAAATCAAATATGAGTTATTTTTCTCAGATGTAGAAAATAACAAATTTAAGATTGAAATACTAGAAAAGGATTTTGTATTAGACCCTTTTGGCCTAGGCAATACCCCTGCTAAATTAATAGGAACAGGAAGGCCTGCAATCATAGAATGGGATGCTGATGATGATATTTATTCGCCTATAATTGGCTCAAGGTGTAGGTTAAATTTTTTTGCTACTGATGCTAATACTTACGATGAATTTTACAAATCTGGAGAGCGCCAATATAAAGTTAAAATTTTAGAATACACTTCTTTTGGTAGTGATTATAACGATGAGGAATTACCATGGAATTTAATAGATAAGGAATGGGAAGGCAAGTTAGGTAGTGATGTTTTTTATAACGCAATCTGGGAAGGTTACATAGTGAACGATGGGTACCAAGAGGCGGTAATTACTGCACCTTATGAGATTAAACTAGAAGCTATTGATGGCCTAGGTACTTTAAAATCTTATGATGTACCTTACCTTACTGATAACACAAACCCAAAGGAGAAAATGTTTGTTTATTTAAATAAAATTTTAAAACTTACAGGCCACAGTTTTCCCATATACATTGCAAACGATATACGAAAAAACGGAGGTTCTGCAAACGATACTATCTTTCACGATATAGAAATAAATAGGTACGCTTTTAGTAATAAAAATCTTGTTTTGATTGATGCTAAAGAAGCGCTCAAGTATATTTTGAAAATGACTAACAGTAGGATATTTCAATCTTTTGCCAAGTGGTATGTCGTAAGTAACTCAAACCTCATAGATAACCGAATTGTTCAAGGTACTGTATCCCCAAGTGGTGAAGATGTTATTGATGAACCAGATGAAATAGTAGCGCCACCAGTTTACGGTTCTCCAGATGTTTCTATTGATGGAGCCGCCGTAATGTATCACAATATAGACCAGAACTATAGGCTTTTGGCTATTGAAAATGGAGGTACTAAGGTTGTAGAGTGGAGGTGGTATTTAAACGGTTCTCAAGTTTTAGTACAAAGCGACCCGGATAATTCAAGCTTTGGAGTTTTAAGTTTAGGCCAAGTAGTATCTGGGCAAGATGGAGAAAGTTACACCGTACAAGGTAAAGATTCAAACGGTCAAACAGATTTATCAAGTGCTTTTGTTTTAGATGTTAGAGAATATACTGCTCCGATAACTAAAGCTGACGTAGCTATAGTGCCGCCAGACGATGATACAGCGAATGAAATTGTAACAGTTGATGATTACCCTACTGCATATGATTTAAGGATAAATGCAGGTGCTAACTTTAACGTAAAAAATGCTTTTGTTTCACCAGATACAGGAATATTAGCTTACGGTGCTGGAGAATCTGGCGACCCATTTACTATGCAGTTTAATGTATTTTCAAATGTAGGCGAATTTACATCAGCAAGTCAACTTACTTCACTTTCTATTACAGGTGGTTTTAACCTTTCTCACTCTTTACAAGGTGATTATATACAAGTAACGGTTACAGGTAATAGGCCTATAGGTTCAGAAACTCATTACCTAAGTTTAAAAGGTGCCGCGGATGTACAACAATTTACACACAGTTATACAGTTTCGGATATCGCTTCAAATGCAAGCGTTTCGCCGTCTACTTTTAGCGCTTCCGGGGGTGACGGTTCTAGTTATACAAAAACATTTAATATAAACGCCCTTTCGGGGTATAAGTGGCAAAGTGTAGGTAATGTTACTGTGATAGCTAACAGTTCGCCTTACGATTCATTAACAGTATCAAAAACAAATGATACAACTTTATTAGTTACGATTACTGGTAGTATTGGCGTTTCCGATGAAAGCTGCACAATAACAGTAAGCGGTCAGCCAGTTGGCTCTGGTCCAGCTACGTCGTTAAGCTTTAACCCATCTGCCCCTTACGATATTGCAGAAAGCAGCGGTTATTTTGATTTAAAAGTTACTTCGGATGGTAATTTTACTGCTACAGCTAACAGGCCTTGGATTCATTTAAATAAAACTGGAGGCGCTACAGGCACGACAACTATAAGAGTAAAATTTGATACTAATACTGGCGCTAGAAATAGAAAAGGTAGTGTATCTTTTTACCCTACAGGGAGTAGTAGCGCTATAACTTCAATATTACTTAATCAAGATGGAATAGGATAATGGGATTAATTAGAACACACCAATTAGATTATTTAAATAAATCAAATGAACAGATAAGTTTTAAGGTTTTTGATTCGGATGGCGTTTATGTAGAAACTTTAGATGAAGATATTTTAATTACTGCACCAGAGCAGTTAGTACCTTTAGATAGGTCTTTAGTAAAAAACTATGAAAGGCCTTTGAAGGACACTATTTTTACAAGTAAATTTATAGGTTTAAATTTCACAAACCAAAACGCGCAATTTTTCTATGGAGAGGATGGTTGGATTTTGGGCCCTCATGTAGATGATGCTTTATATACTAAAAAAATAACAGATAACCTTCTTTATGAACCTGTAAAACCTCTTTCTGGGAGTTCTTATTTTAAAGGGCATGGTACAGGTACTCCAAAACAAACCTTACTTATAAAATCAGATATCAATGATTCAGTTCTTAGGCAAGGTGTTTCAGTACAGGTAAGTTTCTCTTATAATATGTATGATATATCGAACGGTACTAATAGGTATGTTATGCCTATTTACGCTGTAATTGATTCTACTGGTAATGGCTCGCCAGATTATATGTACGACTTTGAAGAAAATAAGTGGATAGCTTATGCAGCTGATTCAGCTAGTAACCCGCAAAAGCAGTTTAATATAATAAACACTTTACATAATAAATGGGTTGGTTTTAGTAAAGAAATTCAGCCTTTTGAAGTTGATAGTGTAACCACTGATGTAAATATAGAAATTGGTATTTTAGAACCACAAGGCCTAAGTCTAGGGACAGTCATTTACTTAGATAATTTTGGTATTTCTGAAAAGTTAGAGTTAAATATTTCTAATATAAAAAACATTAGAAGCCGGTACTCTTATGATGGGGGTTATACAGCTGTTTATGAAACTCAAAATATATTTTCAAACGAACTAAAAGACGATGATAGTTTTGTTGGACAAATAGAAGGAGATTACGAAAGGCCAAGGGACAGTAGTACTAAAACCTTGGAGGCTTTAGTTACGCAAGAAATAACAAATGACAATAGAGATTACCTCACAAAATACGAGGGCGTTTTTAGAAACAAAGACACTAAAAACATAGGGCTACACAATAAGGTCTGGGTTAATTTTGGGGTTGATGTATTGCAAGAGCCAGTAAGCTGTTATTTAGACGCTATGGTTTTTGATGTTAAAGCCGCTGAGTATGATATTAAGATGCATATACCAAACCAAGATGATGATGCCCCTTCAATTTATAAATCTATAGCAGAATAAAAATCTTTTTTTGTTTGCTCTGCTCCTCATGTAGCTTCGGTTACTGGGGGGCTTTTTTTATTTTATACTAAAAAACATAAAATATTTTTTGTTAGTTAAAAAATTATTTATATATTTGTACTATTAATAACAACAAAACAATTTAAAATTAACATTATGAAACAATCAAGAAAAGTAGGAGTAGCAGGAGGGTTTATTAATCAAATGATGGGTAATAACTCAACAGTCCCAGTAGTAGGAGAAGGTGCTACTATATTACATTACTCAGACCGCTCAGCATACGAGGTAATCTCTGTGTCTAACGACTCTACAAAATGCACTATTAGAAAAATGACTACTAAATTTATTGGAGACAGTTACGGAGATGAGCGTTATGAATACACAAGCGATTTAGAGGGTTCAACTAAAGACTTAGAATGGAATGAGAAGAAAGGATGCTGGGGAGAAGTTTACTATACTACAGAAATAATCAAATCTTTAGCTAATAGATTAGAGAAAGAATATGGTTGGGGATGGATGGATTTTCTTCCTATTGGTTTGACTCAAGACGACTTGTTTGACAATAAGAATGAAAACAACTATTACAACTCGTACAAAATTATTGAAGGCGTTACTAAACAATATAAGAACTTTAATAAAGTCTCTGTTATCTTCGGAGTTTGTGAAGAGTACTGCGACCCATCATTTTAAAAAATAATAATAAACAAGGGGGCGAAAGCCCCCATAAAAAACAAAACAATGATACAAGAACAAATACAAGAAGGAATAAATGATGCAATCGACCAACTTGGTCAAGCTTTACACAATGCTGATTATCATTACGATGGCGTTATAGAAAAAGACAGAATACAGTATGCGATGCGTACATTAATGAGCATTAGCAATAATTACAGAAAACTAAAATCAAAACAATGAAAAGATTTACTTACATATTTATAGCGCTGTTTACAGTATTTATAGCGCTACAATTCCTTAGAGGAATTATATAAAACATTTTTTTAAACCATTAAAAAACTTTATATTTGCAATATGACAGAAATGCATTTTAAATTTATTAATCTTATCAAGGATAAGAAAATAACAAAAAAAGAAATAGCTAAAAGATTAGGCGTTACAATGCCGACTCTTAACGCAAGGCTAGAAAATCCTACAAGCTTTAAGCTTGGAGAAATTAACGAACTAAAAACAATTTTAAACGAAAAAAACTTAACTATTTATGAAGAATTATTTTAAAGCAATCTCAGCTTTTCAGAGAGAATGCCCGGTACTACCAAAAGGCACAAAAGGCTATGGGTATAACTATTGTAAATTAAGTACAATGGTACCCCTTATAAACCCTTTCTTAGAAAAGAATGGTTTAGGGTACACGCAACCATTATCTACTAACCCAGCGACAAATAATAACGCAATTAAAACGACTGTATTTCATATTGAGAGCGGAGAGTTTGAAACTGAATATTGGGATTTGCCCGAAGTAGATTTAAAAGGTCAGAACCGTTACCAATCAGATGGAAGTGGTATAACTTACATTAGGCGATACGCCCTTGCTGCTCACTTAGGAATTGTTTCTGATGAAGATAACGATGGAGCCGGGCAACAAGTAGCTAAAAAAAACCTTACAAGCGTACAGTTTAATCAATTATTAAAAGGCGATGCGGATACAGCTCGAGCCGCTATCAAGAATTACAATGTAACAAAAGAGCAAATTCAAAAATTAACTAACCAATTTAAAGAACAGTAAAATGACAGAAAAGATTTTCGCAAAAGGGATTAATTTCAAAAAAAGAGCAGGTTCACCAGATTTCGTTATCGGTAACTTAAATATTAAAGTTGACGAAGCTATTGAAACGCTAAAACAAAATGAGAATAACGGCTGGGTAAACTTAGATATTTTAACTAGCAAAGAGGGTAAGCCTTACGTTGAGGTTAACACTTGGAAACCAGAAGGACAAAAGAAGGTACAAGAGGAAACAGGTACAGACTTGCCGTTTTAAATTATAAGGGGGCTATATGTCCCCTTTTTTTTATATAAAAGGGACTCTGATTAACCATCAGAATACTTAATTAACTAAGTTAATAATAAAAGTCAATGTTTATAAGGTGTATGAAAGGTTTTTAACTTTAAGGCAATTGGCTTTTTTAAAAAATCACAATGAAAATCACAATATGCAAAAAAGTATCTACGAAATAACACAAGATGAACTTGATTTTCTTTACGCCCATGTAGCAAAGCTAAAGACAACTTTGGCTAACCAAGTAAACAAGATAACAATACTAGAATCACAAATACAAACATTACAAAATGATAAAAAAGATAGAAAGTAACGACGCTTACCATAGCGACAAAACTATTTCTGCAAGTGGTTTAAAAACTATTTTTAATAAAAGCGTTTACCACCACATAAACAGAAAAAAATTTAATAAAAAGCCAAGTACTACGTTTGGTAGTGCTGTGCATTCGTACTGCTTAGAAGGCGAATCTCAGTTTTACAAAGAGTTTGCTGTATGGGATAAACCAAAAGGGGGTAGTAAAGCTGTTAAGCAAGAGATAGCTGAAAAACTTATGGACATCGGCTCAAGGGATATTATAACAAGCTCTGAATTTGAAAACATAAAAAAAATATACGAAAACATATTGGCGGATGATAGAATCAAGCCCTACATATTTGGAGAAGTAGAGGCTAGCCATTATAGCGAGATAGATGGCGTACCCATAAAGTGCCGACCCGATTGCATGAACCTAGCAGAAGGGTGGATAAGCGATATAAAAACCTGCAGAGATAACAGCCCTAAAAAATTTAAATGGGATATATTGGGGTGGGGGTATCATTTACAAGCCGTTTGTTATTGTAAAATTATGGGCATTCCAGTTGAGAACTTTAGGTTTATAGCCATAGAAAATGTTTATCCATTTAGCGCTGAGCTATATAGTTTAAGTCCCGAAATGATTGAGCAGGGAGAGGTGGCTTTTGAGAAAGCTTTAAACGATTGGAAGTTTTATTTAGATACAGGAATTTTAACAAAACACAATACAAAAAACACCTCCGAAGATGGAGGCCTTATAATATGAAAGTAAGATTAGAAGATATAAAACAGGTTATACTAAGGGAAACAGGTTTTAACATAGACACAAAAAACAGACAAAGGCACTTAGTAGATTTAAGAAAAATGTTTTTTTACATTGCTAGAAAACATACCGATTTAAGTTTAAGCAGTATGGGTAAATTTTTAAAACGCGACCATGCTACAGCTTTACACAATATAAACAGCGCAAAAAACTTAATGCAAATTGAGCCAGAGTTTAGAATTAAATTATTTAAATTAGAAGAACTTGTTTTAATTAAATGCAAGAATGAATACAATAAACAATTTTTAAATAAACCAAGGGTCTTACACCCGGCACTTTTAAGATATGCGAAAGAACCCCTTCGAAAAATACTTATCAAAAGAAGATAGGCTACAGAATACAGTAATGCACTATTTAAAGTTAAAATATCCATTTGCTTTAAGCATCCACGTTCCTAACGAAGGAAAGCGTTCCCCTTTTGAAAGGTATAAGTTTAAGTACCTTGGGGGGGTGTCTGGAGTGCCAGATGTTTTAGTTTTTTCACAAAACGCAAGTAAATGCGGTTTAGCGATTGAATTAAAGGTCGGGTATAATAAACCTACAGAAAACCAAAAAAAGCTCTTAGAAGCTCTTATATTAGCAAATTGGGAGGCTCATTGGGTAAATAACTTAGATGATGCGATTAAACTTATAGATAACTACTTTAAAAATGAAATATAGAAAAGTGTTTTACAACGAGGAACTAAATAAAGTTAGAAGCCGGAATTTTGATTGGGTTTCTGATACAACTTTTGAGGATAGCGCTGGTTTTGAATATGTCGGTACAATGACGCCAGTAGAATTAGATTTATTAATTGAGGCCTTGTTTTCTAAACACCAGTTTAAGGATATAAGTTTAGAGGATTTTGAAAATATGTTCGGTGATGTAAGAACATTTTGTGATATAATAAAAGGAATATTAGATAAATAATTTTATATTTGAAAAGTAGAGTGGTGGCTACAATTAAAATTTCAAAAAAACCCTTTAGGGAAGGCGCCCACCACCGCTGGAACTTTAGGGTTTTATTTTTATGCAAACAGGAATAATAAACAAACCGGAAAAATTTAACAGTTACTTTGTAGTGCCTAGGGAGGTTTTTAGGGATAATTCTTTAAGTACTGGCGCAGTAGGCTTGTTTTGTTTTTTATTATCTCATAGCAGCGATTTTAAAATTACAGTTGAATATTGTATCAATGCTTTTAAGGATGGTAAGGATGCAATTAGAAACCGATTTAAGGAATTAATTGATGCTGGCTATTTAGATAAAGTACAGGTTAGGGATAGTAAAACTAAAAAATTCTTAGGGTATAATTTTACTATTAAATTACCCCAAAGCGGAAAAGCCGGAGACGGAAAAGCCGGAGGCGGAAAACCCGCCATAAAGAATAATAACATTATACATAACATTAAAACATATAAAGAAATAGTAGTTGAGTGCTATAAAAACATAGTTTTATTGTTTGATGAAGAATACAGGCCGAAGACAGAAACTCAAAAAAATAAGTGGCTCGATGTAATTGATGAATTGGATAGGTTAGATGGCGTTAACCCTAGACAAGTGTTTTATATAACAAAAAGAACCTTAGAAGATGAGTTTTGGTCTGAGAACTTTAGAAGCCCTTTAAAGCTAAGGCGTAAAAATAAAGATGGTATTAAATGGATAGTAGTATTTAAAAACAAATATGCAAAAGACATGAAGGTATGATTAAGCACGAAAAAAGAATAAAGCAGGTTTTAAATTTTAAAGGCGTTGGGAATCAAAAAATACACCCTTCAGATATTGATGCAATTTTAGAATTTGACAACAAGTACTTAATTATTTTTGAAGTTAAACTAAAAGGAGTTCAAGTCCCGTATGGTCAAAAATTATTATTTGAAAGAATAGCGGACTGCTGGCAGAAAACAAATGGGGAGGCTTTTATTGTTTATTGTGAACATCAAACTAATACAAGTGAAATCGTAAATATGGCCAACACAACCGTAAAGAAAGTTTACAATAACAAAAAAAACTTTGCCAGAAATCAAAATATTAGAGAATTTTTAATGACATTAGCAAAACATTACAATATTAAAAAACTAAATGAAGCATTATGACAGAACAATTTCAAGAACTAGGAATTTATCCGAAGGGTAATTACGAAGAGCAAAAAGTTAAATGCCCGGAGTGTAGCCATAAAAGAAAAAACAAAGGCGATAAGAGTTTAAGTATTAACCTTTCTAAAGGTTTATATAATTGCCATCATTGCGGCTGGCAAGGTAATGTAAAGATTAAGCAGAAAAAGGAATATACTAAGCCAGTATTACACCAGACAGATTTAGACAGTAAGATAATAGAATGGTTTAATGGCCGAGGTATCACTTTACCTTCACTTGTGCATTATGGAATAACGCAAAGCGTGGAATATTTTCCTCAATCACAAAAAAACAGTAATTGCATTAACTTTAATTACTACCGGGATAAGGAGCTTGTGAATGTAAAATATAGAGATGCAAAGAAAAATTTTAAATTAGTGGGGGGTGCTGAACTTATTTTTTATGGACTAGATAATATAAAAGAAAGTGAGCGGTGTTACATAGTTGAAGGCGAAATAGACGCGCTTAGTTTTCATGAAGCCGGCCTTTTTAGCGTTTGTAGTGTACCCAATGGAGCCAGTAAGGGAAACCAAAAACTTGATTACTTAGATAATTGCTGGGAGTATTTTGTAAATAAAAAAGAGATTATTTTATGTACAGATAACGATGCTGCTGGTTTAAGTTTAAGAAGCGAGCTTGCAAGGCGATTAGGAAAATACAGGTGTAAGTATGTGGACTTTAAAGAGTATAAAGACGCAAACGAAATACTTGTAGAGCAAGGTTCTAAAGCTTTGCAAGATTTTATTAAAACAGCTAAAAGCTTCCCCTTGGAGGGAGTTTTAAATATTAGCGATATTTGGGAAAATGTTTTAAACTATAATGAAAATGGAATCAAAAATTATTCTTTTGGTCTTGGAGATAGTGCAGATTATTTTAATATTAGCCTTGGTGAGTGGACTGTTGTTACTGGGATACCAAACAGCGGTAAGTCTGATGTGGTTGACCAAATTAGCGCAAACCTTGCTTTAACTAAGGGTTTTAAAACCGCTTTCTTTGCTCCAGAATCTTTTCCTTATGAAGGCCATATTAAGAGAATTGCTAATAAATTAAACGAAAAAGATTGCGATACAAATACGCTAAATAACACAAAAGATTTTATAGAAGAACATTTTCATTTTATAAAAATTAACCTTGATAACCTTACGTTAAAAAACATACTAGAAAACTTTAGACAATTAGTTTTTCAAAAAGGAGTTAATATTTGTGTTATTGACCCTTGGAATATGTTAGACCATAGCGAGCAGCGCGACCATAGTTATATAGGGCGTATGCTTTCAGAAATTACCCAATTTTGCCAGCAAACAAATACTCATTTATTTTTAGTGGCGCACCC